TCTGTCCAGTCATACTGACCTCCTCGCGAAGGTATAGTAGAACGCTTGACTTGGTTGATATAGTCTACAATGATAACTCCTGCTTCTATTTTATTGACTTTCTTATCTAATTCTGCACGTATTTTAGCAAGAGTTAAACTTGGATCATAAATTACATCTAGCTGTTGAGTCGGGAGAAGCTCATGCTGAGTAGTAAGTTTATGATGAAAGTCAGAGAAGTTTCGTTTTTCTCTGTATTCTTTCAACCTGTCTTGTCCTTCCTGGAAACGACTTGCCCACCAACCAGCTACCTGCTCCCATTCCGTAACAGATAAGTTCTGTGTACGAAGTCGAGAGTATGGAACTCCAGTTGCAATCGAGCAACAACGTTGCAGTATTGATCTACTATCCATTTCGATAGTAAAATATATTGCAGAACGACCAGACTGAAATACATTGTTTGCAATATTAGCACACGTTAGAGATTTACCAGAACCTCGCTTTCCTCCCACAAGAACCAAATCTCGGGGGGAGAACTTGATTTCGTGATCGTAATCAGCATTAAGACCAAGACCAACATATTTACTGATCTCTTCTTCAGGTTCAAACAACTCTATACGTTGCATACTTTCTGTTGGAACTTCAAGGTCAACCTTGTCTTCCACATCAAGAACTATTTGATGTAGCTCTTGTACTGACTCTTCTGCACTTGCAAACAATACAGAATTGTCGATATACTTGTCAAGAGAGTTTAATATCTCTTTCTGAGTATATTCATTCTTTAAATACTCAAGTAATGTAGTAGGGTCAATATCTACTTCGACAGCTTCTAAGGCGAAGACTTTGTCGCGAGTAGCTGCATGACGAATACCTAACTTGAGATCATCGAATGTGGGGAACTCATGAAGACTTTCACAATGCTTATCAATGTGATTATACAGTAGATGATATTCTACAGGCAAGTACTCTTTACGCAGATAAGTCCACGTTTCAAAGTCGCGCAGTACAATACACTGCTTGATTAAAGCACTTGAAATATTCAATCGTTCCCCCGAACATAAAAAAGTCTGACTACTGCTAGATCACAATAGTCAGACCACTTACACAAAAGTGTAATTACTGAGCTGTTTTAGCTGCCTTAGCGGCACCATCATAATCAGCTGCAGTCAGACCTCGGCGAGTAAGCATAGTCTTAACGCCACGAGCAGTTTTGCCGATAGCTTCGGCAATAGCTTCTACAGTCATAGAAGCAACGTCAATGTCTGCCAAAGGATCTACGTTAGAAGAACCCTTTGTAGTCTCTTGACGAGGAATAGCAGCAATATCGCCCGATCGAAGCAATGAAAGTGCTTTACCACGTACTGAGTTTACAGAACGATCGAGAGCTTCTGCAATGGCTTCGACGAATGCACCGTCATTTACCATCTCAATGAAAGTAGTCTCTTCAGCTTCTGAGTAAGTACGCACGGACTCAACCTTAGGAGCAGGTGCAACATGCTCAGTCAACTCCATAGACAAGATTTTGCCTTGGATAGACTTAGGTGAGAAAGAACCGCCTTCGAAGTGCTCTGCGATTTGAGCATATGTATACTGACCAGAATTGTCAGTTACGAAAGCGTGGAGGGTAGCTTCTTGAGTCTCAGTGAAGGACTTGCCTCCTGCACTAGAAGCTAATTCTACTTCGTAACCCATCTTTCGCAATTTGCTAGAGATAGAACGAGAAGAGGTTTCAAGCGATTCTGCTGCTTCTGCAACAGTTGTTTGAGATACGGGCGACTCTTCGCCCACGAAAGTTGTAAGCGCCTCAGTGCGCTCATCTGTCCACTTAGGAAGTGCCATATTTAATTCTCCAAAAATGATCTTAGATCAGTTACTATAGTAACGCCAGTTTGTCTGGCTTGTCTTGTTTTAGCAGACTCTACTCCCCCTTCATTAACGAGTATGTCTACCTGTTTTGTTAAACTGGCCTTTACTTCATAGCCAGCCTCGTTCAAAGCATTTGTAGCATCAGCTTTGCTTTTGAAACTCTTCAATCTCCCACTAATACATACAAAGCCTTTACTAGCAGGCATAGGTTTTCCTGAGAAAGTCCAAGAGTGTGGCAAGACTTCATAGAAGTCTGGAAACTCTTGAGTTAACCAGTCAAGTAAATTACCAGTAGCCTTTGGGCCTAGACCCGCACGTTCACAAGCATCTGCATTAAGTTCATGAATAGAAGTTATAGTCTCAGACAGCTTCCGTGTTGCTGTTTTTCCAATTAAAGGAATACCAAAGGCAGGTAAGAGAAGCTCTAGGGGAGCCTTAAACGAGTTAAGAATCTCCGCCCAGAGCTTAGATGTCACTGCTTCAGAGCCCAACGATGCTAAGATACTCTCACTTGTAGTGAGGTAAATATCGGACGGGCAAGTCCAACCAAGTTTTTGAATAGATGCAGGTCCGAGACCCTTGATCTTCATTGTCTTGGCAAAGTGTTCTACCGACTTAGAGTTTTGTGCAGGACACAAACGGTTGCGGCAGTACAAGGAATCATTTACCCAGTCTAGTTCATTACCGCAAGAAGGGCAATGTGTAGGGGCTAAGATTTCTTGTAACATGGACTACTCCGATTAAGTGAAAAGATATTATACGAAAAGTTGAGCAAAAAGTCAAGAACTATTTTTCTGAATGTCCACTCTTCTGACGATTCGTGGAATTATTTCCCCACTTCGTATAACTTCAACATTGCAACCTATCTCTAGGTTGAGAGAGCGAATGTACTCAATGTTGTGTAGAGTTGCACGGCTCACAAGTGCTTCCCCCACTTCGACTGGGCGTAGGATAGCTACTGGTGATACAACACCTGACTTACCTACTTGCCACACAACATCGAGTAATTCTGTAATCACCCCCTCTTTCTGCTCTTTCAGAGCAAAGGCACCTCGGGGATGGTGAGCTGTATATCCCATCTTATAAAATGAACTGTAACTGTCTACACGGTACACCTCGCCGTCTGTTGGGTAGGCGGATGAATCGAAGTCCGTGACGACGTTAAATCCATTATGAGCTAAACACTTCATAGCTTTACGGTAACTGACTTCTTCTCTGCCTTGGAGATCATAAGCCACAAAGCAAAGATTCGTAGCACGAGAACGAAACTCAGTCATATCTTTTAGGTTCAAAGAACCCGCCGCATAGTTACGAGCGTTTGGTATGTCGTTAGGTGCAACGACCTCGCCAGTAATCTGAACTGTGTCCAGAATATCAACGATACTTGGGACTAACTCTTCTAGCTTTAACGTAATGTCTCTACCGAGATTACCGTCTCCACGAGTCAAAGCCTGAGCCAAGTGCCCTTTGACATAAGTCAAGGATACTGCCGCCCCATCTAGTTTGGGAGTACGCACATAATTTGTACTTACAAATTCTATGTCATCTAAATTAAATACTTTTTGCAACGAGTACATTCTGTATAGGTGTGGAATACCGTCTGTGATAGTATGACCCACACTTTCATAATTGTACTGTTTTGCTAGTGCATCAAACTCTTCATCCGAAATAATCGGACTTCCAGCGTAATACATAGCAGATGCTTTCTCTAAAAAAGAATACATAGATCCCTCACTAATATTAATATATTATACGGAAAAATAAAAGAAAAGTCAAGAATTATTTTGTATAAACGTCCTTAATCATATCTGAGAAGTGTTCCTCAATTATGTCTTTACTTTCCGCTAGAGATAAGATTTCAACTAGCCCGCTAAATAGTTCTCTTGAATTGTT